TACGCATAGTCCATGTAGCGGTTAATTGATTTGCCAGGAGTTTTCATCTTCTCCTCAATATCCAACCACTGAACCTCATTTGTTAGATAACGAAGTTGCGTGTCAAGGGATGATGGTGAACCACCATACCTCTTAGCAAAATCACCCAATCCATAATATCTGTTGGCAGATGTCCATTGAATCAGACCGTAACCGCGCCAGCAGTTACCGTAACTGGTTCTGCTACCACCCTCACAAATGTTAGGCACGAAAGTGGATTCTTGCCTAATGTTGCCCATGATGGTAGCAAGGGCGTTTCTGTCTTTTATACCACGATCCTGGAAGTATACCAGGGTAGCATTCTCATTGTCATTACACCCTTTACAAATTAGCCTTTTCTCTTTTGGCTTTTCAGGCGGAGCAACCTCTTTGGTCGCTGTCAGTGTTTCAAACTCCTTAATAATAGAAAACGGCGCTGGAGGCGTCGTCAGAGGAGGAAACAGGGGCAGTGTTGCCACATTGGTTGTAACCGTTGCCAGAAGGGGCATGGCTACTGTAAGGAATTGTTGCATTTAGTTTAATTGAACTCTACATCCGTATAGGGAAAGCGCACTTCCCTCTTCTCAGAGGGCAGACCCCACGGCTCTAATTGTCACATAGAAATGATATTGGTTTATTTATTCCTCAACTACCATGAACATGATGTAGTAATCACCATAGTCTTCTTCAAACCAAACATCAAATTCTCTAGACAATGCTTCAGCATCTTGAATTTTATTACAATCATATAGTTCTAAAATTCTGTCAATAGCATATTGAATGCTACTCTGTACCACCTTTTTAAGGTTGGCTTGCTGAACATCGGAAGAGGACATTGCTTCTATGCGGACTTGGTTAGTTTATCACGAAAATTCGGTTGTGTCAATCCTTCCAACTAATTTAATAAAGGTTTCAGCATCAATGACTACCAAAGGTTTCTTGTGATTTTTTTTCATAACCACAATTGGTTCATATGTACCACAGTTTGCAGAAGCTTGCTCATATGCTTCCCATACGTTTAACCTCTCAGCATTTTTACATTCTACACTAAAGGGAAACTTTTGTCTAGCAGCTCTTGCCATGATCAAATCTTCTCCACTAGCACCCATGCTACGAGATTCAATATCTTCAGGATGAATATCAAGTTGTTCTATAAGTTGTTCTCTAACCCACTTCTGAAGGTTTCTACCTTTAGCTTTACATGACTGTGGTTTCATTCATAATTTTATAAGATAAAGTATATATTAAAAAAGAGGGGTAGTCAGCCCCCCGTTTACTTATGACTTGGTTAACAATTCCCTACAAATTTTTTTACAAGTTTGTTTTTCATGATCACACTCAATTAAACAATTAAAATAATCATTAACCAAGTCGTTTTGTTCATTACATCGATCTACAGTTTCTTCAAAGTGTTTCCATCCAGCTAATTGATTGTAAGAGATTAAGTTGTGCATAATAACCTCCGAGCACAAAGAATATCATAATAAAAAGTTTCAGATCATCTTTCTACTCCATAGAATATACTATCTAGCATACTTTGTGTTTATTCACTAACATTTGTATCTTTTTAGTATAACTTAATACTTATACAACCACTGAATATAGGTTGAAAGTAAGAATGTTCCTAGAGCTGCTGCAGCAGTTAGAGATACGATAGTTTGTATCATTGTTTTTCCTCCCAGTCCCAGTTATTACATGGACGATAAGAAATACCACGATACTTATTTGGTGGATGAGATGGAGCATGTGTTTGTGAATACCACTTACGATATTCTAGTTTCGGAGTGTGAGTGTTATACTTCACACCACGATAGGTTGCTGTCATCCCTTGTTCCCCTCTTTTACAAATTTGACCCCACGATAGGTCTCATTGTATTGTTGAGGTTGTTGTTGCATTTGCTGTTGATATGCAATGCGCTGTTCGGTGTCATATGCGACGCCACGGTATACTACTTTTGACATTAGGTTTTCTCCTTAGTTGTTCAGGTTAAAGAGCGTTCCTTCAGTCGGCTTTTGCGTCTATGAATTTACAAGTCTTTGGTGCGTGTTCTTTATGAATTTGAATAAGCTCTGCTTTTATCTCATCTGGCACTTTTGAGGTGCGAACATTATTGATAAGTTTTTGAGCTTCTACGCAAGACCAGAGAATGATTTCCATAGATGAACGATCCGTTCCGAGTCGGCTTACTTCCGTCCTATAGGGATGAACGATAGGTGTATTATAACCTATTATTTCTATATAGTCAAATAGTTTTGTAACTTTTGTTACAGTTTGAATCCTGCAAAGGTGTCTTTTTTGACATCTTGCTTAATGCCGCCAACAACGTAGGATTCAACCTCCGTTTCTTGGGGAGCCACTTGTAGACCTTTGGAAGAGATCCAATGTTCTGTCCATGGTAATGGGTTATTTTTGGCAGAGATATCATAGTGGGGTTTGATGCCAATGGCTTTCATACGACGGTTTGCAATCCACTCAACATAGTTGTTGAGAAGTTTGTCATTCAATCCTATCATGGATCCATCTTTAAAAAGGTATTCTGCCCAACTTTTTTCCTGATTTACACAGGTCTCAAAGGCACGTTTTACCCAGTCTTCTTCTTCCCTAACAATTTGTAGCATCTCTGGGTCATCTCCTTCACGCCACTTATTGAGGATGTTTTGAGTAATGACAAGGTGCTGATTTTCGTCTCTTGCGATGAGAGAGATAATTTTAGCGGATCCCTCCATAAGCTTAAGTTCTCCGAACGCAAAGCTGCAAGCGAACGAGACATAAAACCTGATACCTTCGAGAATGTTGACATTGGCAATTGCTCTGTAAAGTTTCCTCTTTAATTCAATTCTATTTTCTTTTGCATAACCTGCACCCTCTTGTGCAAAAATCCACTCATTAGAAGTGCCATAATTTTGTGCAGCCTTAATAAAGTCATCATAAGCACCTGTGACAGAAGATGCTCGCTCAAGAATTTTTTCATTATTTAGAATTGAATCAAAAACTTCACTTGGATCAGAATAAACATTCTTAATAATATAAGTGTATGAACGGGAATGAATCATCTCCATGAATCCCCATACTTCCATACATGCTTCCAGCTCAGGGAGTGAGCAGTAGGGAATAAATGCCATACCAGGTCCACGTCCTTGAACAGAATCAAGAAGAATTTGATACTTAAGGTTAGAAGTGAAAATGTGTTTTTGTTCAGGACGAAGAGATTGATAATCGCCACGATCTTTTTGAAGAGAGATCTCCTCAGGTCTCCAAAAATATCCCAACTGTTGTTGTGTCAGTTTATCAAAAATAGGATACTTATAAGTATCATATCTCTGAATACCTAATGGTTGACCAAAGAACATTGGTTGTTTTTTTAAGTCCACCGTGGTGGTGTTAAAGACTGTCATTCCATCAATGGTCTTTACTTTAGGGGTTGATTCCTTAAAATCAAATTTTGCAGCTTTCACAATCCTCGTCTCCTGTTTCTAATAGTTCTTGAAGTAGATTGGTTAACTTAGGTTCCTCTTTAATTTCATCAGTCTTATGATCATAAGTATTCTGATAGTAAGAGGTCTTCCACCCATACTTATAAGTAGTTAGGAAGTCCTTAGCCATGACTGATACTGGAACTTCATTGTCAGGGTAGTGTTCTGGATTATAACTCCAGTTTCCACTGATTGCCTGATCAAAGAATTTTTGCATTACAGCAACAAGATTAATGTAACCAGTATTGTCAGGCATATCCCAAAGAAGCGTATAGTTGCTCTTGAGAGTTTGATACTGTGGAACAATTTGCTTAAGAGGTCCTTTCTTTGATTTCTTAACAGACAAGTATCCTCTAGGAGGTTCGATTCCGTTAGTGGCATTTGACACAACGGAACTGCTCTCCGATGGCATCTGTGCAGACAATGTTGAATGTCGTAATCCATGTGCCTTAATCTCGGCACGTAAACTTTCCCAATCATGTTGATATGAAATTGATGAAATTTCGTCTACATCTTTTTTATATGTATCAATTGGAAGAATGCCATGAGAATATTTTGTGCGTTCAAAAAATTGACATGCACCTTTTTCTTTGGCAATTTGATTGGATGCTTTAAGTAAATAATACTGGAATGATTCAGAAAGACCATGTACGGCGTCCCAGGCTTCCTGAGAGTTGTATGAGAACCCAAGCTTGGCTAAGTAGTGCGCCAAACCAATATAACCAATTCCAAGGGATCTACGAGCCTTTGTAGACAGTTCTGCAGCTAGCACAGGATAATTCTGATAATCAATCAATTCTTCAAGTCCACGAACAGAAAGCTCACAAAGTTCTTCCAACTCTTCATCAGACTTTACCTTACCAACGTTAACAGCAGAAAGAATGCAAAGTGCAATTTCTCCTGCACCATCAATATGTTGAATAGGATCAGTTGGTAGAGTAATCTCTTGGCAAAGATTAGACATATTCACTTTATCAATAAATGATGAATGTGAATTGCAGTGATCAATATTCATAATGTAAATACGACCAGTCTCTGCTCTTTCTTTTAAAAGATTTAGAATTAATTTTTGAGCGTTGACTCGCTTTTTAGGGATTGAATCATTTGATTCGTAACTGGTATACAAATCATCAAAGCTAGGAGTCCCGAAAGAATCATACAACCCAGGTACATCATGGGGAGAAAATAGGGTAATTTCTGCATTTTCAATGAATCGCTCATAGAACAGTTTACTAACTTGAATAGAATAATCTAACCTACGAACACGGTTATCTTCGGTTCCTTTATTATTCTTTAGTACAAGAATGTCTTCTATTTCTTGGTGCCAGATGGGGAAGTGGACTGTCGCGGATCCACCTCGTATGCCATTTTGCGTACAACATCTGACAGTCGCTTCAAACTTCTTGAGAAATGGTACAACACCCGTGTGTTGAACTTCTCCCCCTCTGATTTTACTGTTGATGCCACGGATTCGACCAGCGTTGATGCCGATCCCCGCCCTCTGTGCAACGTATCTGCCAATAGCCATATCACTGCTAAAGATACTATCGAGGGTGTCATCGCTATCAACAAGGACACAGCTAGCAAATTGTCTAAGCGGAGTTCGCACTCCTGCCATGATGGGCGTGGGAATGTTGATTTTGTGTTTTGAGATGGCATCATAATACCTCTTAACATATGAGAGACGCTTTTCTTTTGGATACTCAGCAAACAGAACCATAGAAATTAACATATACATGAACTGGGGAGTTTCAAAAACTTTTCCAGAACTTCTATCTTGTACAAGATACTTATCAACAACCTGTCTAAGACCAGCATAGGTGAACAGAAAGTCACGATCATGATCAATGTAACGATCAAGTTCATGAAACTCTGCCATGTTATACTTTTTGATTAAATGAGAATCATAGATTCCACCATCTACTCCAGCAAAAACTTGCTTAGAAAGATTAGGAAGATCCTTCATCTTTCCATAGATAGACTTTCTAATCGAGAATAGTAAAAGTCTAGCTGCAACAAATTGATAATTGGGAGTCTCAAGATCAATAAGATCAGACGCAGATCTGATTAAAATTTCTTGAATTTCTGCAGTAGTAATACCATCATAGAATTGAATACCAGATTGCATCTCTACCTGTGATGCAGAAACGCCTGCAAGCCCCTTACAAGCCTCCTCAACCATGATATGAAGTTTTTCTAGATTCAAGGGCTCTAGAGCGCCGTTTCTTTTTACTACTTTAGTTCCGTTGCTCATACTTTCTTCCATTGGTACAATTTGACTTTGGCTTCCAACCCCCCATAAATGTTGCATTGAACTACCTGATTGACATTGCGACTTGCTAAAAACATTTCATTGATATCCTTTTCATTAACCTCGGGGGGCCATATTACAATCAACTCTCCTGAATTGATTGCTTTTTCATAACGCTTAACGATCTCGGCATTTCGCGGTTCGTTATCAAAAACATATACTCGATTAGGATAAATGTCTTTATCTAAGGTTACGTCGGCACCACACATAGCTAACGAATTTTCTAAAAACATAGAATCAAATGGCCCTTCGGTAATAAATATACGTTTACTATAATCTATACGATCAAGTCCAAATAATTTTTGATATCTGTTATCAAGAATGTTTGTGATATAACGAAGCTTTGAATTCTTATCCAAAGCTCTTGCTTGATATCCAAACAAGGTTTTATTTTTTGATAACAAAGGGATGATAATTCTTGATTCAGTGTTTGTGTTTTGTGTGCCAGCCCATGCATTGTAGTTCTCTGCGTAGTACAATTGAGAAAAAAATTCCTCTGGTATTTTGCGGTTGGTAAGATACTCTCTAGCTGGATGTGATGTATTTAGTTTTGATATTGTTGGCAGCTCAAAAAGCGGTTTAGTGAAGTTAGGTTTTTCAAACTTAAATTCTGGGTCAGGCGTCACAGTACCTTTACCAGTTAAACCATTTTTGTATCTCTCCAAGACATACTGTTTATAGAGCATTTCATCTTGATCCTTTAGGAAATGTGTAAAGGATTTTGATACCCCACAATTATGACACTTAAAGTTATGGTCATTCTTGTATTGGTAGATATAACCTCTAGCCCTATTTTTATTCTTTACTGAATCACCACAATAGGGACATCGAAAGTTATACAAACCATTTTTTTTCTTCGCAAACTTAGGTAACCGAACTGACAGCAGCCCGATAAATTTGCTGTCCACATAACTCATTTTGTAATGGTACGACTGCTCCCATTATAAGGTATTTGCATCATGTTGTCAACAAAAGGAACAATAAGTCCTAAGCCAACCACTGCCACTGCTACTATGCCACCAAGTTGCCACCTGAACTTAGAAAGTCCTTCTACTTTTATTTCTACCTTTTCTATTCTTTGTCCAAGTTCTCTACTAATTTCATCATGTTGTTCTTTTGAAGATTTTTTAATATCTTCAATCATTGATACAATTAAATTATCTGTTCTATTGCACTGTTCAATTTTTTCATTATGAACAGCAAGCATTTGACTGATATTTTGACTCGTCTCTCCTATCTTTTGAATCGCAGTATCAATGCGTTCCATCATCTGCTCATAAACAGTGATGCGCTCTTCAAGTAATGCTATTTTTGTTTCGGTGGATGATGTGGGAAACATTTTTATACGGGAGGTTTTCTTCTTTGCATCCAAGGTATTCGTGATTTATTACCCAGATATAGATACTTTTTCCTTACTGGTGGTTGATCTCCAGCCTCTGTAGTGCCCGCAATTTTACCAGCACCCAAACTCATTGTAGGAGCATCTTCATTTAATGATCTAATGATATTTATAATTCTGTCTATTTTTTCCATTATAGGTTTAGAAGTTGTGCCATACAGTTATCGTCAAGATCTACATCGTGTAGTATTGATCTTGGATATTCAGGAAACCTTTGTAAAAATACCATAAAGGTTTTAACCACTCCCCAAAGATCTCTGTCTAATTTAAAAAATAATAAAGGAGTGGCAGCATCACCAAAAATATTATAGATGATAATGAAATGATTGATGAGTAAATGAGTATTTAATTCACCAGTATTCTTATACTTCCTAAGCAGCCTTTTGATATACTTAAATCTTTTCATGTCCTCAAGAAAATCTTCTTGAGTTGCTGCTTGCGGATTTTCGTAATACTTTATTGCAAACATCAAATAATTGTTTTCATTCAACTCATCAAATTTCATATATTATTAAATCATAGTTGACCTGGGAACTTAGGCTGATTACCAGTTTGAATGCCCGACAACGCAACTAAGGTTTCTTTCTTAACTCTTAGTTTACCATGCATGTCAACATATGTTTGAATTCCCACCCAACCTGCATGAATGCCACTCGTGTAGCTAGTATTGCCTGCACCTGCGAGGCTAGCATTTGATACACCATATACAAAGGGATCAGCAGTATTTAAACCAACAGAAGCTCTCTTTCTAGAATACTGGCTATCTTGATATGCTGAGATTGGTGATTCATTAATTGTAAAGCTGGTATTGCCAATTGCAGCTCCACTTAAATTGGCAGTTGAGCCAATTGTGATTTGCTGAGTGCTTGCAATTCCAACAATAACAGCACTACCAAAATATAAACCAGTTCCACCTCTAACACCAAAGCGAATGATGTCACCAGTTTTAGCTGCGCCAACTTGACCGAAAGTTGTACCGTACCCAGTTACGATTCGGGTGGCGTAATTTAAATTTACTGTACCACCTGCTCCAATGTTATCTTTATTACCCCATAGAGCCATGTTTCTTACCCTGAAATAATTTTTTGCTAGAAGTATTTATAAAAAAGGGGATGTAAACATCCCGAAAGATTTTACAATTTTAAAGTCATGGAGTAAGATCTTGAGCACCTTTTTTCTTCAGAACTGCTTGTGTTTGAAGAAGAACTAGTGAAAGAATACCGTTTGACTTTACTTTTGGGTTTGCTCCCAATCCTTCCGAAACTGCAAAAAGAACAGTTGCGATTAAAGCTTGGTTAGCAAGACACCATGCGATTGCTGCAGACATAAAATGCACAGAACTCGACAAATATATTTAGAAAAAAATCAAAGTTTTAGTCTTCCTGGGTCAGCAACTGGATCATGTAAGTAAGGTTTTGTTTTGCACCATGGTGGAAGTTGCAGTCTTCCAGTTAAAGGATTTGGAATTGGCGTACATAAATTTGGTAGCCCTCCTGGTATTCTACCACCAGTACCAGGACCTGGTCCTCTTCCCTTTGGTGGTTTAAGTGTTGTTAAGGGTAGTTGTGCTTTTGTTTGTGGTTTTGTTTGTGGTTGTGTTTGACCACCAGTTATTGCTCCTGTTTTTGGGTCAATTTTAACCAATATTCCAGTTTTTGTTGGATTGATAGCTGGTCGAGGTTGAGGTTGGGGTTTTGTTTGTGGTTCTGGTTTAGTTGGCTTACCAGGCTTAGGTGAGGGCACTGGTTTTTCAGGCTTAGGTGCAGGAACAGGTTTTCCAGGCTTAGGTGCAGGAACTGGGGCTGGCTGCGGTGTTGCAGGTACAATTGGACCTGGTTTAGTTGGTCTAATAAATGGAACTTGAGGTATCACTATAGGCTTTGGTCTAACAAAAGCTTTAATGACACTAGTAGCAGCTTTTACATATTCCTTAATATCAACAAGATCCCCACCAAGTTCGTAAGCGAGAATCTCAGCAGCTTCCTTTACTTCATGTGAACAACTACACTCGGACTTAGCGGACTTCTTTTTCCTTTTTTTTTTCTCTCCCTCTTGGTTTTCATAAGAGGCGTGAGCTTTTCCTTCTACACTTTTTTGAGCTTTAGTTGCTTCCGCAATTTCAGGAACTTCAGATCTCCAATCTGAATATTCTTCTTTCTTTGTTTTTCTTTTAAACTTACCAGATACTTCGCCTGGCTCATAGCCTATGCCGTCACCATCATTATCCCACCAACGTGCTGGCTTTTTCTTTTTAGCCTCACTTACATACTCTTCATTCTTTGCAGTAACATTCGTTTTGGATTGCTCAGATCCACCAACAACTACTACAGTCTTATATCTCTTTCTATAATCATCTAATTGCGATGCTGGGATTTTCTTTTGGAATACAGATCCATCTTCCTTAGTAACTCTTACAAGAACTTTTGCTTCTTCTTGAAGTGCTTCAAAAGAATCACCTTCCAATTCATAAGAATTATGCTGAGCATCTACAAATTCTTCAGTAATATTAATTCCCAATTCTCTAGCAAGTCTTGCCTTTCTTTCAGGAGACATTTTAGAACGCTTAAGGTATGCAACCACTGCGTCCTTACCCATGTTCTTCAATTTGTTACGAAGATCATAAAGAGCTTGAGTCTCTTGACTTTCATCGCTCTTGTGCTGACCATACTTTTCAGCAATATATTCTTGCTCAATTTGTTCTCTGTGTGATTCAAATATTTGCTGCCAAGGATTAGACATATTCCTACTAGTAATTTTTTTCTATTTTATATATTTATTTATTAAATTTCTTTAGAATCGCTTATCCATGGTTTAAATAACTCACCTTCATCAGTAAGACAAATTAAATAATTTGTTCCGCGACGCATAACAGTTCCAACTTTACCAGTTGAAATCTGCTCAATCAAACATCCTTCATTAAAAATTTCACCAGCAATATAATGCTCACGAAGATCTTCCTCAGAATAAAAAAGATCAATATCTTCTTGAACAGATTCAAGAACTGGTATTTTAGATTTTGCTTCTGAAATGAAATCTAAAAAACTTCTCATGGTGTTATGGTTTTTAAATAATTTAAAATTGTTTTAGGTTCTTGTTTGATGTATTGTATACCTAACTTTTTAAGTTTGGTATACTTATCTATATCATATTTATTACGTTTTAATTTGATCTTTGTATCCATAAATGCCGAAAAATAGAGATACAAATCAATCATTGCATCTCTATCATTTACTATACGTTTATTTGTTTGCAAATACTTTTGCAAAAATTGATCAAAAATAACTCGTAATGTAGGTGGCATTATACATTTTTAATTATTTAGTCATCGGTCATCCTCTGCACGATTTTCAGAATAATAAACATCAAAGTATCCTTCAGGGTAACGCTTCATAAGTTTCTGAACGTTCCTAGCAACCACATCATCCATACTAACTTCCAATGCCTTACATGCTTGAGCAACATACCACATAATATCACCCAGTTCGATAATCAGATGTTCTCGATTATCTTCATTGAAGGGTTTGCCTTGAAAGATCATTTTCTTGACAATCTCCATAAACTCACCACCTTCAGCATTGATACCAACGGCAGCAGTCAGGAGTCGTTCAATATTTGCCCCCTTTGCATCAAGTTCAACCAGACGATCAGAAAGAGCAACAAAATCTTTTGATGCATCAGAAGTTACAGCATCAACAAAGTGAACATAACGACTAAAATCAATTTGCTTTTCCATTAAAATTTAAACCCCTCAAATTTTGCTGTTTTGGTTTCTTTACTATTATACTCCTCTTCTTGTCCGCTGTCAACCAGATCTTTCTGTGCTGACTGCTCAACATCATAGAGACGCATTTTTGCACGATCAATTCCAACCATAAATCTTTTATTCATTGTTGGATCATTATATCGATTCTTCAATTGTTTCACCATAATCTGTCCCAACTGTTCCAATTCCTCTGTGCTAATAAGGGCAAACATAAGATCAGCAGTAGCAGGGAGACCAAAGGACTCACTAGTATCAGTAAGTTCAACATCAGAAGACCCATAACCTGAGCGAGTAGTTTGGGTAGCGGAGACAATAGGAACATTACATTCCACAGCAAGACCACGAAGCTCCTCAGCAATAGCTTTAACATACGTGTAGCTGTTTACAACACTCCCCTTATATCTAGATGAGGCACAGATATTCAGATAATCTATAAAAATAACATCTGGTTTAAAAGTTTTCTTCATACTCAGCTCATTGAGAAGAGTCTTAAAGTGTCCAACATGTGCTGATGCAGTAGGGTATTCTTTAATAATAAGTTTACCTTGAGTCTTTTTAGATATTGCAGTAATCTTAGATTCAAACATAGGTTTAGAAAGATCCTGCAAATCTTTAATGTTTACATTCAATAAGTTTGCGTCAATTCGTTCAGCAATTTTTTCCTCTGCCATTTCCAACGTAATGTACAGAACGTTCCGTCCCTGGAGCAGGATGGAGCTAGCCACATGGCACATGAATAGAGATTTGCCGACACCCGTACCAGCAAGAGCGATGTTAAGAGTTTTGTTAGGGATGCCACCCTTCGTAATTTTGTTAAAGTATTCAAGATCAAAGGGAATTTTGTCCTCTTGCTTGTGATAGAAATCATAACGTTCTTCGTAATTTTGAATGTAATCATGACCAACATTGTGGTCAAAGGATACGCCTAATGCTTCACTGAGAATGTGTGGAATAGAATCTTTACTCTTCTTCCCACTGTCATCATCAGCAATGTGAATAGATTCCATGAGTGCCAAATAAATGGCACGTTCACGGCACCACTTTTCAGTGGTATCAACCAACCATTCAAGACTGATTTCATCAGGATCTAAAGTTCTAATCAAAGTAAGAATGTCCTTACTTTCCGATTCACTTAAATCACGACGATTATCCACTTCAATAAAAAGAATTTCTTTGGTAGCTAAGTTTTCATATTGAGTTAAAAACTTAGCTATTTCTTCAAAAACAACTCTCTCAATTTTTTCACTAAAGTATTCAGGTTTAATGAAAGGTAATACCTTTCTACAATAAGGTTCATTAAAAATTAAATTTTTGAGAATAGTTGTCTCGATTTTATCCATAACAGAATTCTTTATGTGCAATTTCATCAAGGGCTTGCATTACTTCTGGAGTGAAGTATTTTTCAGGTTCAGCTAAAATCTGTTTGGCATAAATTTTCTTACCGTCCATCTCATAACGACCTGCTACATTCTTCCAGAGTCCACCAATCTCACCAAGTTCCAAAAGACCGTAGTAACGATCAAGACCGCGCTCATCATAAAATAAACGGATTTCAACGTCCATATTCTCCTTACTTAAACGAGACTTAGCAGTCTTAGCCTTGATAATGTTTCCAACCACTTCCGTTCCATCTTTCTCTTTTTTCTTACTGAGATATATGATAGTAGAAGCGGCATACTTAAGACCACTACCACCACCCATCTCTTTAGTAGGAACATAAGCACCGATGACATCGTAAGTGTGGTTCGTAACTAACATTGGAATGTTTGCCTGACCCAACTTGAGAGTAAGCATTCGGAATGCACCCTTGACCAATTGAGATTTGGTCATGTCACGAACTTGTTTATCGTTCAGTGCATCGGTGATCTCTTTCTCTGTGGAAAGCATACCCAAAGAGTCTAATACAAACATGCAAGGTTTGCGTTCTCCTTCAGGTTTTTTTAAGTAAATATCCACTGCCTTGAGTGCCTTGCTACGGAATTCTTCAATAGTTACAACATTCACAACAACCAAACGACTCAGATCAATACCACGACTTTCTAGAAGGGACTTAGTAACTGCAGCTTCAGTATCAAAGTAGAGACAATAACCATCGGGATGAGTATCAAGAAAATTCTTAACCACAGCGAGAGAAAAGAAAGTCTTTCCAGTAGAAGACTCACCAGCAATAGCAGTAATCTTATTCCCAGATACACCACCAAATATGCTACCTGAAACCAGTGCATTAAAAATGTACGAACCCGTGTCAACATAAGTCTCGGTCTCCTCAATATCAGAAGCAAGTTGTGTATACTCGCCACCGATTTCCTTTACAATGTCTTTTAAAAAATCCATAATTCTCCTAAGCAAAAAAGTTTTCTAATGAACCACGTTGTTCAGATTTCCATCCAATACAATCTAATATCGATTTTAGCGGATCCATGAAGGATTTGTCAAATTGCAATGAATAATCGATGTATTGATTTAACCCAAGTTCCTTAGGAAATTCTTGAATAAATGTGATTACATTTTCTCGGATTGGGTTTGGTGTCTTCAAATACATAAATTTAATCTTCTCACCATTATTAATCAACGCATACTTATGAGTAAGTTTATTTTGTTTAACGTAGTAATTGAAAAGCAATGCACCACGTACATGAATCGGTGTTGATTTTTTGTAAATGCTGTTTGAGCACTTCCACTTCTCAACATCGCTTGCCGTTCTAGGAAATGCTATTTGATCAATTGGTAATGATGGAAATTCTTTTTTGAAATCTTGAATAAATTTTATGACATCAGCTTCAGTTGCTGTCATAATTAGTTTAAGTGCTTCTTTAATTTTAGTTCTGCAAGCTGCTGGTGTTGATGATTTGATAGCCTCAAGACCCATAATTTTGAGTTTAGGTTCCGAGAAACGAACACCTTCACTGTCCCATACATTGAGAATGTATCTCTTCTTGGCAGTCCAAATACCACGATCAGCAATTGTTTCACGCTTCATAAACATCTTCTGTTCAAAAGCGTTTACATAAGTTGCAAGTTCTTGATACGATGTATCAATATAAGGTTCAAGTTCTTTTTGGCAGACTTTATCCAAGAAGTTTACGATTGTTTCTGTGTCTGGATTTTTGCCAGCAAAAACTTTATCAACGAAACCACCAAGATTAAGATAGATAGAATCAGTATCTACCGCAATCACGTAGTCAACGTTGTCTGTTTTAAGAACCTTATTGAAATATTTATTAACTTTACGTTCAATCCAACGAATTGAGAGCTGTCCAGATAAAGTGATTGCTTCCGCATTTTCAAGTTTATAATACCTGAAGTATTGATTACCAATAGCACCATAGGCAGAGTTAAGTTGAATCTTACGTGCCATTTGAATGTTATTGCATCGAGCAATCTCTTTTTTCAATGCATTCGTAGGAGTTTTTTCATATTCCTTTTGAGCAGCAATCATCTTTTTTTTGTAGATGGTTCGTTCCTGATAGATCTTATCCATTAATTTGGGAAGAAACCCTTGGCGATTTGTATCAAATAATGCACCATTCGGACAAAGTGTTTGACCATAAAGATCAGAAAGATCAAGCTCTTTATTCAACAACCTATCAACAGTTGCAGTGGAATGTCTATGTGCGATTAAAGTCTCTGGTGAGATATTATATTGCATGATGAGATGGGGATATAGCGAGTTAAGGTCAAAGCTTACTACCCAATCATACTTTCCAGGAATCGGTTCCTTCACATATGCACCAGCATATTGTGCATCTTTTTTGTGTTCTTTCTTTGGAGGAACTACAATGTTCTGTTTCTTTAGATAATTGTAGATAATACTATCCCACATTTTTACCTGTGAGAATACATCCATATAATTTACCTTAGCATCATATGCCATGGTAATTGCAAGTTCAACCAGTTTCATTTTGTCTTCCAAACGGTCAACAAGTTCTACGTCAACAATATTGTATTCTACAAACTTTTGCCATCCCTGAGTATAAAAATCTTTAAAGGTTTCAAACTCAGAGTGATCTAATTTCTTTTGTCCAAGTTCAACAAAAGCAATATGATCTAGACGATAAGATTCCTGCGCTTTATAAGTAAACTTTTTATAAAGATCAAGATAATCTAGAACTGTAATACCACCAATGTCGTAGCATATGTGGGATCTGCCAGAAATAAAAACTTCACTTTTAGTTAGAAGTTTCCACGGAGAAAGAAGTTTGGCGGTTTTTTCATCAAAGATACGTTCAATCCTACCTGCAAGATATGGAATATCATACAGGTTACAGTTCCAACCAGTAATTACTTCTGGAAAATTATTTTCCCAGAAATACAAAAATCTATTAATAAGATCCCGCTCATCAGAACAATAGATGTATTCTACATTCTTCTGTTTGTTTAAAAAACGTTTAACACCCCAAGTAGTAATCTGCTTGGTAGCATAGTCTTGAATTGAAATTGTAAGAAGTTCTTCAGCACAATCCCTCACATTGGGGAAACCATTTTCTGAGGCAACCTCAATATCAATCGTAAAGATCTTAATTTTAGAAATATCAAATTTGATTTCATCCTCAGGATACTTATCAGAGATATACTGATAGATGAATCGATTATTGCCGTAAATTTTAAAATTTTCTACACCATCATACTTTTTATAAAACTCCCGACAGTCACCCACAGTTCCAGGTTGAACTGGCTTGACATAGATATCATCAAGAGTTTTATATTGACCCTGTTCTTTAGAGGCAAGAAAAAGTGTGGGAGAGTACTTCTCCCGAGTCATAAAACTTTTTCCATTGTCATATCCACGAATCAAAAAGTCGTTTCCGACCAATTGAACATTAGTATAAAATCTCATTCGCCAATGGCTTTGCGGTACATGTCTTCCATCATACTGGAAGGATCGCAAATTGTCAAGAAGGAATCTGAACTCATCATGATTTCTTCTTGATCAGTATACATTGGAAACTGTTCCAAATATGTTGAAACGTTTTTAAGAATTTGGCGTGGTGAAATTAATCTGCAATTTGGCATTCCATATTCTGCCAACACCTCTTCTATTTGAGAGATGATATAAATGCCACCTTTAAGAAGGATCAGTTTGATCGGAATCTGAGGATTCTCCACCGTCTCCTCCTGAAGTTCCTCCATCATGTCCATCATTTCCAAGTCGTCCATTAATTCTCTCCGTATAAGATGCCTCCATTTCTGGAGTTGGGTTATAAATTGTAACTATCCAATCAGGATTTACATAAAACTCTTTGTCATGAGACAACATGACCCATGGCGTATAAGTGATAGCCCACAGACGTGTTCCATCATCTTCTTCTTCGATGTGTTTTCTACCATCAATTTTTACAACATATGGTAAAGTAAATGAATAGAAAGCTAACTTATTTTCATCTGTTAAAACTTCTTTCATTTCACAAATGACTTCTTCATTAGATTTCAATAATGCAATTTTTACACTCATAGGGACAGCTCTTTAACTTTTCTAGATGTAATGTACTGTGAAAATTTATTTAGATATCCGTTGTTACGCAATTCTTTAAAGACTAAATTTTCAATAGAAAATTCACCACCTCTACGAATAGCAACAGATCTCATAACTCTAAATTTTTCTTTGAGTTTATTCATTTCAGCAATGTCATTAGACTTGCTTTGAATGAACATATCAATTTTATCCATTATATCATGAGTCTTTCTTTTTAGCAAGGCTTTGTCAACTTCTGGAGTTTTATATGTTGGCTTGGATATCCATTTATTATACTTTACCGAATAGACGCCTTGATTTGATGGGCGTTCAATACCCTCTTCTTCAGCATAAAGTTCTACATCATGTCCGTATATTTTAACGCTGTGAGTCAAAGCCCAAAGTTGTTTTTTATCTTTGAGGTAATCATCAAGAAGATCTGGACAATCTGGAAGTTTATTCTTATCAACTACTAAATGTAAATCTATATCGGAATATTCTGTATAATTATAGTTTGCGTTTCCACCAACAAGGATCACATCTTTAATTGAAGCCATGGGGATATTAGCAAAATCTGCCCATGCTTGACCAATTCTAACTAACTTAATTTTAACTTCTGATTTGAGTTTGTCACCATTCCAAATTTTTGGATTCAATTTATCATGGTATCTAAATGTTATTTTTTGTTCAAGAAATGACTCTAAATCCATTTTTATTTTTATTTATGAAAAGGGGGAGTGGGATGATTCTGACCATCCCCTCCCCAGCGCCGACGATATTCAATACTATTTATAGATAATTTTTTCGTGCATGATGCTCGGGAACAATCTTACCTAATCGAATGGTAAGTAATCCATCTTCAAAGCTGACTTCTCGGACTTCGGTGTCGTCGGATAGTGTCCACGCCCGTTTAAAACTTCTTTGAGCCAGACCTTTGTGGACAAACGTCCTATCCGATTCTGTATCTGATTTTTGCCCCTCGACAAAAAGTTTTCCATACTCTGTGAAGACATTTACCTCCTCCCTTTTAAATCCTGCAAGGGCAATCTCTAAATGAGATTCTACATTATTTACCTGTACAAGATTATATGGAGGATAATTTGTTGAAGTTTCGTGAAGATTAAGTAGTCGATCAAAGTATTGATCTAGACCAATACTATTACGTGTAATCCTATCCATTAACGCAGGAAGATCTGAGGCAGTATATCGTGTGATGCTGTTCATTATTGTAGCTCCTTAGAAAGCGAGTTTGTGTTTTGTGAACCCCGAAGGCATTCAATATTATATAGGATACTAATTAAAAAAAGAGGCTCAGTAAAAACCGAACCTCTTTGGGTATGTTCCAAACTTCGTAGAGACCGCACGAAAGTCTCAATACTATTTATTCTTCGGCTTTCTTTTTTTTACCAATATTATATTTGGTTTCAAGAGTCCACTCATCTTTTTCTTTGTAAGAAAGAACTTTGATTTGATTTAGTGGTGCAATGTCTAAGATTTTATCAACGTTTACAATTGTAATCAATCCCCAGTCAGCAAGTAATTGAGTAATACGATTACGACGTTGAACATCGTTAACAGTTAAATTTGCATGTTTACCATCAAGGGCAAACAATTCTTTAAAGTGTACAATGTAATACTTGCCCTGTTTGTGAAGAATGTGGCAAGATTGATAAAGTGTTTTTTCTTTTCTGCTTGCAACACCAATACGGGTAAGTGTTTCACGAACCTTCAAAAAATCATCAGGTTCATTCAAAATAATTTCAACCATTTGGTCGGGAGACCAATGGACTTCAGGTTCTTGAACAACACTCATTTTGTTCCTCCAATCTCAAATTTTGATTTAATAAAATTAATTTGTTCTTCAGTAAGAATTTTCAAAGCTTGTTCAGCCTTTTCATTACTATAACCATAGTAAGATTTGACTACATCAAGGTCTTTGATCTTATTTTTGTTTAGCCACGGAGAAAATCTCTTCCGTTTCCTGACAATATTTATATAAAAATCATATTGTAGCTTTTTGTCCAAGCTATGATTCATATTCATTTCATTTGCATATAGCACAGTATCAATATGCCCAGACATACACTTGTTAATAATGAATGGAGGATATTCTTTAGTAACAGATGAATCTTCGTCTAAAATATTTTGCTTTGTACTATTGATAGAATTTAACCAATCCTTCAGTTCCATACTATTTAAAGTTACACTCCACCATAATTTCAGTTTGCAGTATCCAATTTTTTTATAATAAAATTTTTGGTATGTCTCCATTTACCATTAACAACTTTATGAGCGGATATTCTATTCACATTATTTTCTTCACACCATTGTTTTAAATTAAATATTTTAAATATCTCACCTGTTTTCCTATTTTCAATAACATACCATTTAGCATTACAGTCAACTAACTTATGTTTAGAATACTGCATATTATAACATCTGTCACACCATTCTAAATTGCTAGAGCAATTATTTGATTTATCTTCATCTTTATGATTTATTTCAGTATAATTATTTGGGTTTGAAACAAATATATCAGCAATAAATTTATGATGTAAAATTTGTATTCGTTGTTTTTGATAGCATAAACCCAATAAGTAGTATCCAGTGTTTAAACGCATCGGGTTTAGTTGTTTAATTCTACCAGATTTAAATTTTTTACTGTAAACACCACCATCTTCAGTTCCATAATAATCTTTGTATAATGGATGTTGTTTTAAATTTAAATTCTTCATTTAAAGTTACACTCAACCATGATTTCAGTTAGTGCTGCTAGGAGGTTAATTTCCTGATCAGCCACGAACGCACATTGGTATTGATACTTAGCAATAATAAGAACGGCAGCGGGGATAGAGGAGGGTGAAAGGCAACTATAACAGGCGTCATAAATCCTGCGAAGTAAACTAGAAGAATCGTTGTCCAAGTTGGAGACCACCCACTTTCTGACTTCAGTAAAGTTTTTTTCTTTGAGATATTTAGTGAGATCATCTACTTTTACATCAAAAAAACAATTAAGAATACCAGAATCAATTTCACCACCAGCAGAGTATCGTTGACACTCATTTAAAACTCGTCGCCAATCAGGAAAGTGTTTATTGACTAATTCAATAACAACCTTTGGATCATTTTTAATACCCTCTTCCTTAAGAATAAACCTGAGACGCTTGTAAAATTCTGCTGCAAGTTGTGCTTTTTCTTTTCCTTTAATTGAAAAGTCAATAACGGCACATCTGGAGTGGAGGGGTTCGATGATCTTGTTCTTGTAGTTGCAAGTGAAGATGAATCGACAGTTGTTATAAAACGTCTCAATATTAGCCCGTAGGGAGAGTTGAACATCGTGGGTTGTGTTATCAGCCTCATCAATGATGATGACTTTGTGTTTAGCATCCGAGTGAAGTGAGACGGTCGAAGCAAAGTTTTTTGCTTTGTTCCGTACCGTGTCCAAAAATCGTCCTTCATCAGATCCATTGATGACATAGCAATCAGCTCCTATTTCTTCACATAATGCTTTTGCAACCGTAGTTTTACCAATTCCAGGAGGCCCAGAAAGGAGAAGATTTGGAATTTCTTTATCAGCTAGAAACTCCATGAAAGACTTTTTGTTAGATTCTGGGAGAATGCAATCTTCAATTTTACGTGGGCGGTACTTTTCCACCCACAGGAAATCATTAGTTGTCATAATAAAGAAAAAATAAATTAAGATTCAATGTTAGAATCAGGTTCAAGTGCCACAAAGTAAACAAGGTTCATATTCTTGTTTGTGAACTTTGCCATTTGAGGACACATCACAACTTCATATCGTCCAGGAAGAATCTTAATATTTTCTGATTTAAAGTTGAGAGTAAATACAGAGCTAGTTTCACCAACATCAATCGAAAACTCATTTGATGTTGCATTCTCTTTATCACGAACTAGAAGACTAATTCGCTCACCATTTCCAACTGCAGTAAGATCTGGAAGATCATAAACATTACCAGCTTTCAAAAGTTTATCCAATTGACCAGAAGCCAATTCAAAGCAAACATCCTCTGAAGGAAGAGAAAGATTTTTATCTGGAGGACTTACAATTACACTGGGATCGGAAAAGTAGTATTTTGTAGTATGACCATCACCTTTAATCAAAAGGTATGAAGATCCTTCAAAAAGAATTTCTGGATCATTGTGAATGCTCAGTCCCGAAAGAAATTGACTTAAATCATAAATGCCAAAGTCCTTAGGAATTGATTCAGTAATTGTTGCTTCAGCAAAGATATTCTTCATTACTGAAACAGTACGAATTTTATTTCCAGCTTTGAATAGCAGTGATTGATTAATACTGGCAAAGTTTTTAAGCAGATCAGTGGTCTTTTCAGAAAGTTTCATAGGTTCTCTGAGTTTCATAATCAATTAAATTCTGGGCGGTAGTCCTGATTGAGTAAATGTTCACGTTTTTCAGGATCAATAAATTGACGTTTCACACCACGACTGGAATAACCAGATCCCTTTTGTGCTCTCACAAGAGCGGTGTTAACCTCTTCATACAAATTTTTATAGATTGTATAATTTGTATCTTTCATCATATAAACTTTATTATCATGATCATTTAGCAAAGCAGCAAAAGCGTCAAGCACACGATTTGCTTTAACTGTGCCAAATTTAAGAACAACTTCAACTTTTGGATTTTTTGACATTGTAGTACTCCTTTTAAATAAAATAATCAACGGAATTCAGTAAGACCATTATCTTGACGGGAATAATGCCCGTCAAAGTGTAGCAGAAGCATAGCATAGTGAATCACTTTGAGCAAGTCACGCTTATTGCGTCCATCTTTATCACCATAGCGACTACCATACTTCAGGATGTTTGCCTGACAGAAATGTGCGGCAAGGTCTTTTGCTGCCATCAGGTCAATCGTTTGCGTGTCTCTATATGCCTGATTGTGACCGCAATAATGAC